GAATATTGGGAAGGAAAGGTTCCTGATGAGTTATTTGAGGAATATTTACAGAAGTATGGGTATGAATATACTCCATGATAGGGTATAAATAAATCTAAAAGCATGAATAATGGCGATTCAACGCACATCTAGAGCATTTAAGGATATAAGTTTGTCTTTTTCACCACATCCAGTGACATCTGACATATCTGTATTGACGAATGAACGTGCAATTGTCAGATCTGTTCGTAATTTAGTCGAAACTATCCCAACGGAAAGATTTTTTAATCCAAATTTAGGTACAGATATTCGCAACATGTTGTTTAACAACTATGCAAAGTCAACTTCTACCATTATAGAAGACCAAATTCGTACTACGGTAAGAAACTTTGAACCTAGAGTTGGTAAACTTGATGTTGGTGTCAATGCATTGCCTGATTCTAACTCATTAGACATAAAAGTTATTTTTGATATAGTTGGTCTCGAAGTTCCGACTCAATCTTTTAATTTTATTTTAGAACCTACGAGATAATATGCCCTTTACTCAGTTTACAAGTTTAGACTTTGATCAAATCAAAGCACAAATCAAACTTTTTCTTAAATCAAACTCAACTTTTACAGATTTTGATTTTGAAGGTTCTAATTTTTCGATAATTATTGACACATTAGCATATAATACGTATATTAATGCTTTTAACGCAAATTTAGTAGCAAATGAGTCATTTTTAGATTCTGCAACAATTCGTGAAAATGTTGTTTCACTTGCTAGAAATATAGGATATATACCACGATCAAAATCATCTGCACAGGCAGTAATCAAACTAGGTGACGTTGATCTTGGACCTACAAGCATAACAACTCCTAAATTTCTTACATTACGCTCTGGACTAGTTTGTGTTGGTAACTCTCAGAATACAACATTTACTTTTTCAGTACCAGATAATATTACAACAACTAATATTATTACACAAAATGGTAATTCATTTGCTCGTTTTGATAATGATATAACAGTTTTTGAGGGAACTTATCTCACTAGTCGATTTATAGTAACTGAAAGCACAGATCAAAGATATATTATTGGTTCAGAAAATATTGATAGTTCAACTCTAAGAGTGAATGTTACATCTAGTGGAACAACTAACAAATATTTACAAGTTGATAATGTATTGAATGTTGATAAGACTTCAGAAATATTTTTAACTCAAGAAGTACAGGATGGTAAATTTGAGATAATATTTGGTGATGGAATAATTGGTAAAAAATTAAATGATAGAGATACTATTTCAGTATCATATATTGTGACAAATGGTAATGATGGAAACGGACCTGAAAACTTTAATTTTCAAGGCACTTTCTCCAGTAACCAAGGATTGTTTATTCCATTAGATAATGTGTCCATAAACACCGTTAGAGGGGCACAGAACGGTTCAGAAGTAGAGAGTTTATCATCAATTAAGTATCTTGCACCTCGTCTTTATTCGGCACAGTACAGAGCAGTTACACCAAGAGATTACGAAGCAATTATTAGAGATATATTTCCAAGAACTGAGTCAGTTTCAGTTATCGGTGGTGAAGAATTAGATCCTCCTCAGTTTGGAAAGGTGCAAATTAGTATTAAACCTGTAGGTGGTACGTTTGTATCTGACTTTGATAAAAGTCAAATTAAATCTAAACTTAAAAAATATGCGATTGCAGGTATCAATAGTGAAATAGTTGATCTTAAGATTTTATATGTTGAATTAGAATCAAATGTTTATTATAATCCATCACGAGTTTCTTCAATCGATAATCTTAAATCATCTATAATCGAATCATTGCAACAATACGCAAATAACGTTGAAATTAACAAATTTGGTGGAAGATTCAAGTATAGTAAAATTAATCAATTAATTGACCGTACAAATGATGCTATAACATCTAATATTACAAAGATCATCATAAGAAGAGACTTAAAAGTAGCAATAAACTCTTTTGCTCAATATGAATTATGTTTTGGAAATCGTTTTTATGTTAATCCAGTTGGTTTCAATATAAAAAGCACTGGTTTTAAGATAAGTGGGTTTGATGATATTTGTTTCTTAACAGATGTACCAAATAAAGACGCATCAGGAAATTTAGACGGGACTATGAAGGGAACTTTAAGTGTTGTTAGTGTTAATAATAAAGGACAACAAGTAATTTTAGCAAAAGGTGCTGGTGGGGTCGATTATATGAAAGGTGAGGTAATTCTGAATACAATTAATATAACATCAACTACTTTACAAAATAATATAATTGAAGTGCAAGCATTTCCAGAGTCAAATGATGTTGTAGGATTAAAAGATTTATTTGTCAGTTTGGAGGTATCAAATAGCACCATAAATATGGTGAAGGACGTAATTGCTTCAGGGGAAGACATTTCAGGTATTAAATTTACAAGAGATTTCTTCACATCAAGTTACTCAAATGGATCTCTAGAGAGGAAATAATTTATGTCACAAATTGACAAAAGAATACAAGTCAATGAGATAATCGATCACCAATTACCAGAATTTATTCGGGTAGAATTTCCTAATGCTGTAGAACTCTTTAAAGAATATTATAATTCACTTGAATTTCAAGGTGCATCTGGTGATTTATTAACTAATTTTGATCAGTATATAAAAGTAGATAATTTAGTTCCAGAAGTAATCGTTGGTATTTCATCGATTACATCTCAAATTGATGTAGATGATAAAACAATTAATGTAAGTAGCACCAGTGGGTTTCCTGATGAATATGGTCTTTTAAAGATTAATGATGAAATAATTTCTTATAAGGGTAAAACACCAACATCTTTTACAGACTGTATTCGTGGTTTTAGTGGTGTTACAGGATATAATGTTGGTGTTTCATCTTCTTTAGTAGATGTTAATAAAGAAAAATTAACTTTTGAGGAGACATCCGCAACCTCCCATGCAACAGGATCATCAATAACAAATTTATCAGTATTATTTTTACAAGAATTTTTTAAAAAATTAAAGAAAACTTTTTTACCTGGTTTTGAGGAAAATACTTTTGCAGAAAATCTTAATGTAGGTAATTTTGTTAAATTTGCACGTTCTTTTTATCAATCAAAGGGTATTGAAGAATCAATCAAGATATTACTCAGGGTATTATATGGTGTAGATTCTAAAGTTTTAGATTTAGAGAATAATCTAATTAAACCTTCAAGTTCTGAATTTATACGTAGAGAGGTGATTGTTGCTGATCTAATAACACCAAATGGTCAACCTAAAAATCTTGTAGGGCAAACAATATTTAAGTCAAATGATGTTAATACAAATGGATCAATATCTGAAGTAGAAATATTTACAAGATTAGGTAAATCATATTATAAAATATCTCTTTTTGTAGGATTTAGTGATAGAGATCTTATTGAAGGTGTATTTACTATACCTGGCAATACAAAATGTTTGGAGGACGTGCCAATAAATTCTGATGTTGTTTCAGTTGACTCTACTGTTGGGTTTGGTGCCACTGGAACATTTATTAGTGGTGATAATATTGTAGATTACACTTCTAAATCAGTCAATCAGTTTTTTGGATGCACAGGTATTAATAATCCAATTGGAACAGGTTCAACTGGTATAAGTAAAACTGATAGCATAAGAATAGATGAAAGTATATTTGGTTATGAAAATGGAGATCTTTCAAAAAGAGTTGATTTACGTATAACTGGTGTATTATCTGATTTAATCCCTGTATCAGATATTAATCTTGTAAATGAGGGTGAGAAGGTATTTGTTAAAAATGTAGGTGAAAAAATATTTAATAATAAAGAAAATTATAAACAAATTTTTGCTAATTCATGGAAATATAATACTAGTTCAAGATTTCAAGTTGAAGAAACTAATCCATTTAAATTAAGAACAAAGATTGATAAATCATCTATAAACAAAAATGACTTGTTTGAGATATTAAAAAGAAATGAGTTTGGAATAGAAGGCACATTTAATGTTAATAATATTGATTCTGGACTAAACGTATTAAATCCAACTAATTTAGGTGGATTTACAACAGAGCCTAATCAATTATATGATATACGTCGTGTATTAAAAAAGGCAAATAGCACAGGCATTGAAATCAAACAAGGAAATGATACAATTATATCAGATGTATTGAATGTATATACTGATAATGATGTAGATGGATATGTTGCCTCTAATTCTCTCCCCAGTTATGATATAAACTTAAATGTAATAAGTGGTATATTTACAGGTGCTTCTGTTGAGAGTAACCCTAATGTTTTTGATACACCCTCTACTTTAATTGCAGGAAGATTTAATTATTTAAAGTTCCCATTACCACCAACAGAATCTATAAAGTTTATTCAAGGTGATGCAGTTGTGTATCAACCAACTGAGGAATCAATTGTTGGATTGGAAACAGGGAGAGTATATTATGTAGATCCTCAACCTGAAGTTTCAGGAACTAATATAACCAGAATTGCACTTTATAATTCAAGAAGTCAAATAGGTAATGTAAGCAATATTCAAGTGGGTTTTGGTACAACATCAACTGGTGATCATCAATTTATTCTTCAACGTCATGCAAATAGAAAATTAGAATCTAATAATGTCTTAAAGAAAATACCACTATCACAAAATCTTTTCATATCGACAAAAAAAGAAAAACCTGTCAATGATATTGGAATATTGATTGATGGTGTTCAGATACAATCGCCTGTATCAGATGATAAAATTTATTATGGTCCACTAAAAAGTGTAGAAGTGGATAATAGAGGTGAAGATTATGATATAATAAATCCACCAAAATTAAGTGTGCAAACTGGTGCTGGTACTAGTGCTTTAATTGAACCTTCATTATCTGGAAGTGTTAAAAAAATATTTGTTGATCCACAAGATTTTGATATTGATTCTGTTTTAAGTTTATCATTAACTGGTGGAAATGGCGAAGGTTGTGCTCTTGAACCAATACTTGGATCAAGATTTAGAGAGGTATCATTTGACAGTAGAAGTATTGCATTTGGTGGTGGATTAGATATTGATGATGAAACAATATCATTTAATGATAATCATAATTTAGATAATGGTCAGAAAGTATTTTATAGAAATCAAGGTAATGCATCACTTGGCATCGGTGTAGCATTTGGTACAGAATTAAAGGGAGCATTAGCAGATGGTGATCCATATTTTGTAAGAGTTGTAAATCCAAAAACAATAAGAATATTCAATAATCAATCAGATTCCTTAACTGGTAATGCAGGAATTAATACGATTGGTATTGCCACTGAGACAAGATCAAGCGGTATTCATAAGTTTAGAACTGAATCTAAAAATACGTTATTAGACGTTAGAATTGTAAATGAGGGTTCTGGATATCAACATCGAAAATTAAGAGTTAATCCTGCTGGAATATCAACTTCATTTAATACAATTAATTTTGATAATCATGGATTTTCACATGGAGATATTATCAAGTATTCACCAACCGTAGGTCTTGGTTCTACAGTTCCGAGAGCAATACAGGGTTTATCTGCCACAACATCATATTACGTGATGAAAATAAATGATAATTCATTTAAATTAGCAGATGCTGGCATAGGTGCAACTGATAAATCTAATTTTGATAGAGGTAAATTTGTAGGATTAGGTTCAACTGGAACAGGTTATCAAACTTTTACATATCCAGAGATAAAAGTTAATGTAGAGGTTTCATTTGGATCTTCAGTTACAGGAACTATAAATTTAACTCCTTTAGTTACTGGTGAAATAACAGATGTTTATTTGTATGATAAAGGGACTAATTATGGTTCAAAGACACTAAATCATCAAATAATACCAGATATAACTTTGCAAAATGGAAAAAATGCAGAAGTAAGACCTATAATTGATAATGGTAAAATAATCAATGTTATTGTAACTAATCAAGGTAAAGAGTATAATTCATTACCTGATATTGAATTTACATCTGAGAAGGGTGCAGGAGCGATTGTAAGACCTATTATATCAAATGGATCTATCATTGGGACTGTAGTTATAAACTCTGGTATAGGGTATGATAGTAACACTACAGCAAAGGTCATATCTAGAGGAAGAAATTGTAAATTAAGATCAAGAGTAAGAGAATTAACTATCAACAGTCAAAATAGGTTTGGTGATTTGCACTTGGTATCAAGACCAACTTCATTAAACTTTGGTATTTTAGGATATTCGCAATTAACTGCATCTGAACTCGATATAAGAGATAGGGAAAAAACATTCAAGGAAAAATTAAATAAGGAATTTGACAATAGTGAATTACTCAATCACTCTCCAATCATAGGTTGGGCATTTGATGGTAATCCAATCTATGGTCCATTTGGATATTCTGATGTAAATGATACAAATTCACAAAATAAAATTATAAATTCTTCATATAAATTAGATACATCGAATGTTGAAAATAGACCAACAGGATTTGCTGATGGTTATTTTATTGAAGATTATAGATTTGATAATAGTGGAGATCTTGATATTCATAATGGTAGATTCGGAAAAACTCCAGAATTTCCAAATGGTATATACGCATACTTTGCAACCGTTGGAATAAGCACTATTACTAATAGAATTCAAGGAGAATATCCTTATTTCATTGGTCAAATCTATAGATCACCTTATGTATCTGAAAATGATAAATTAAATCAAGAATTTGATTTTAATAATTCTAATTTAATTAGAAATACTTATCCATATAATGTTGGAGAACAGTTTGCAGATAATGATTTTATTACTGAGTCTTATGAAAAAATTAGACAAATATCATCTATTGAATCTATCACACAAGGATCTATTGAAAATATAAAAATTTTAGATGGTGGATCAGGATATCAAATTGGTGATTTGACATCATTTGATGAAGAAGGTACAAATGGTTCTGGATTTACAGCAGAGGTTTCGGAAATAGTTGGTATAGGAGTATCAAGAATCAACACAACACTTGAAAGATTTAATAATGTTATATTAACTTGGAATAGTCCAAATCAAGTACAGGTAAATCTCTCTCCTTTTTTAGAAATTGAACAAGATGAATCTGTATCAATAGTAGGATTGAGCACTACTATATTAAATTTAAGTGATAAATTTAATGTCGGTGTCTCGACAGACAGTGTTGGTTTAGCAAAATCAATGATCGCTGCAAGTAATTCTGCTGGCGTTGTTCAAGATATTTTTGTTAATAGAGTACCATCTAATGTTTCGATTGGTGGATCAATCAGAATTGGAGTCGGTGTTACTACAGAAGAATTAAAAGTATTAAATGTTTTTAATACGAATAAGGCATTAAGAGTATTAAGACAAGTAGGTTCAGCTCATACATTTGGATCTAACGTAGATGCCTTGAATAATAATTTCACAATTTCAGTTAATACAAAACAATTTGATTCAAAGGTAGATGATGTCGTGTTCTTTAATCCACCTCAATCCGTGGGTGTAGGCACATCAGGCACCTCCTCAATAATTAAATATCATATTGGAGAAATTATTGAAGATATTGATATTCCAGAAAGATCAATATATCTTCCTAATCATCCATTTGAGACAGGTCAAAGGATTACTTTAACAAAACCAACTGTAGATTTAGATGGTACAAGTTTAAGTAATACAGAAATAGATGTATCTTTCACTGATAGTTCAACTGGTTCATTCCAATTACCATCATCGTCACAAACATCAGTTGATGTATTCGTTATTAAAAAAGATGAAAATTACATAGGTATTTGTTCTACAAGAGCTGGTGTAAGTACAAATAATAGTTTATTCTTTTTACAAAATGGAACATCAGGTATTGGATCTCATCTTTATACTTTTAAGTCTAACTTTACACAAGTTACTGCTGATGTAGATAAAGTTTTATCGACTGTGACCACAAAAATTGGATCTGCAAATACTACTACTCATAACTTAAAAAATAATGACATTGTTAAAATAAATGTCGTACCAAATCTATCAGTAGGTTTAGATAGCAAAACTTCAGTTTTTGTTGATTATATACCAGAATTTGAAAAATTAATTGTAAATCCAATACAATTTGAGGCATCTGATGTAGAAACAAATCGTTTTGATCTAGCAGATCATGGATTTAAAACAGGTGATAAAGTTTTTTATAGTGGATCTGCAACAGGATTAACAAAAGGTGTTTATTATGTTTACAGAGTAAGTGATAGATATTTACAATTAGGTGAGACATTTATAGATGTAATCTCTGATCCAGTTAGAGTTGTTTCATTTACTGCTAATACTGGTGGATCAGATCAACGAATTGGATTAATTAATCCTCAAATCAAAGTTGTAAAAAATTCTAAGTTAACTTTTGGTATATCAAGCACATCACTTTCAGATTTTGATTTAAGGGTATTTACAGATGAAGAATTAACTAATGAATACGTTACATCTCAAGACTCAATTTCATTTAATACTACAGGGGTGGGGACTGCTGGAATTGGCACTGATGCTACTTTAAGCATAGAATTTACAAAATCAACACCAAATAAATTGTATTATGGATTATCAAAAGGTGGATTCATAAGTACATCTGATACGGATGTAATTAACAATAATGAAATTTTATTTGTTGATAGTGTGTATAATGGTGAATATAAAATTTCAGGAGTTACATCAGAAACCTTCAATTTCTCACCTAAAAAACCAGAGTTCTTGAATTATTTGGAATCAGATTGTAAAATATTAGAATATTCAACAAAGTCAAAAAATGTTAAAGGTGCAATTAAAAACTTTAAAATATTATCAGCGGGTAGCAGTTATAAAAAACTTCCAAAATTTAATTCTATTATAAGTAAAAATGGTATTGATGCAAACATTAAAGCAGAGTCATCGACAATAGGTAGAATTAATAAGGTTAGAATAAATGATATAGGTTATGAATATTCATCAGATAAAACCCTAGATCCAGAAGCGTTTGTACCAACTATTGTTAATGTAGATGATTTAGATGTAATAGATAATTTATTCATCGATAATGGTGGATCTAATTATTCATCAACACCAAATTTAATAGTATTTAATCCTGTTAAAAACATCGTAGTTGATGATTCATCTTTACAACCAATACTTCCAAATCAAACTATATCTGATGTAAATATTATTTCTCCTATAACTGGTTTAGATTCAGTTCAACACAAAATTATAGCGATTAATAACTCTAATGGAGTTGGAATAAATTCAATTGATCAAGCAACATTTCCTAATGCAGGTGTAGTTACTTGTTTCTTAGAAACACCAACTAATGGATTTGCAATTGAACCATTTGCAATCGGTGATAAAATTTTTGTTGAGGGAATATCAAGAGTTGGAGAAGCAGGAATTGGCACTAATACAGGATCAGTTGATGATATTTCAATTTCAGGTGATGGATTTAATTCAGAAGATTATAATTATCAATTCTTTGAGGTTCAAGATTATATAAAGGGTAATCCTTCTAAACTCATTTTTAGTTTAGCAGGTTTAACAACAAATCCTGGTATTGGAAAAACATTCCAATCAGGTTATGCTACAATTATTAATCAAAAAAATTATCCTGTAATTAGACCAATACAATCAAGAGGTATATTTGAGTTAAATGAAAAATTACTTATTAATGATACAAAATCAGATTTACGATTAGTTGAAATAAGAGATGATTTCATAAAACTTGACGGATTATCATTAGTAAAAATAGGTGATAGAATCAGAGGTGAAGTGAGTGGAATATCAGCTGAAATTATTTCTATTACAGAAAACAAAGCAAAATTTAAAGTTGATTATGCAAGTAGAAAGGAAATAGGATGGTTAGATGATACAGGTAAATTAAATAAAGATTATCAAGTAATTCCAGATAATGACTATTATCAAAATTTATCATACACAATAAAGAGTCCTATAGTTTGGGAAAAACTAGTAAATCCAGTAAATCGTCTTGTTCACCCAGCTGGGTTGAAGAATTTTGCAGACACATCTGTAGAAAAAAATATAGATGTATCTGCTATTAATAAAGGTGAAGAATCTGTAACATCTATAACTTTAGATGTTATTGATGATATTATCAGAGTAGATGCTATTAACAATTTTGATTTTATTACTGACTTTAATGTATTAGATAATAAATCTAAAAACTTACAGTTTGCTAATAAAACTCTTACAGACTTCACTAAATGTAAGACAAATAGAGTTTTAATACATGATAATATAAGCGAGGAATTTTCAAGTGTCGGATTTTCTGCAAATGATACTGTTTTAAAGGAATTGAGAGATGACTTTAATAATTTTTTAATTCAGATTATTGATCCAGATTCATCAGATGTTCAGTTTACTGAAGTTGTAACTTTAACTGATCAGAATGATATTATAATACTTGAAAAAACAACTGATTTTACAAATAAAAAATTAGGTGAAATAAAAACTGAAATAACATCAACTGGCGTTAAAAATCTTGTATTTGATCCTACAGAAAAATTTGATAGAGATCATGATATTAAAATATTAGATATAGGATTTAATTCAACTTTAAGTGGAATTGGAACCAATGCAGTAGGTAATGTAAATTTAACTGGTGTAAACAAAATTATAGGAAATTCAAATGTTGGTTTTACAACAACAACTATCATTGAATTTCCAAAGAATGATTTCAATGGTTTGTATGCATCTATTTTTGTTGAAGATACATTTACTAAAGAAGTTAATTATAATGAAGTTGTTATAGATTATGACGGAGATACAATTAATTTATCAGAAATTTACATTGATAAGAACAATTCTAACTCAGAAAGTGTTGTTGGTGTTGTTACAGCAAGACTTGAAAATGATAAAATAAAATTACAGATTGAAAATGATAGGGTAAACACTTTAGATTCAAGATCTAATATTGTTGGTTTGGGTACAACTACTAGGGCAGCAGGTACTTTCCGTTTCTTAACCACAGGACAACCAGAAGGCTCTGAGAGAAGTATTAGATTAGAGTCTACTTATAGAACAGGATCAGGTAGTCCAATTAATTATCTTACTATTAACAAAAATAATGAAAGCACAGTTAAATCACTTGTTAGAGTTTCAACAGGAAATACAAGTGCCGTTCATCAAATAATTTCAATTAACGATACAAATGATATATTAACAATTCAATATCCTTTTGTATCCATTGGATCAACCACTGGTATTGGCACATTTGGAGGAGAAATAACGGGAAATGATATTAATTTAAGATTCTACCCTGATGCAGAGTTTGGCGATCTTATTGAAGTTCAGTCATATAATCAAGTATTTTATACTGCTAATGATTTTGAGAATAATCCTCCCACTTTATTTTATGGAACATCTAAACAATCAGTGTTATTGAGTGTTTATGATGGGTTAGCAGGAAGAAGAGCAAATAAAACAAAATTTGATCTTAAGCATGAAGGAACACCAATTTATACAAAGACATTTGATCCAACTAACTCTGGAATTTTGAGTACCACAACAGGTACATTTACAATACCAAATCATTTCTTTAATACAAATGAAGAATTAACTTATACATTCTCATCAACATTTGTTGGTTCTGCTTCTTCTGCATTATCAATAGGATCAACTGTAAATAACGCTGGTTTAACAACGACAATATTACCAACCACTGTTTTTGCAAAGAGAATAAGCGATGATCAATTTAGATTATTCCCAACGTTAGCAGATGTATCATCTGGAGTTGCAATTACTTTTACAGGATTTGGTGATGGTAACTCTCACAAATTAATCATGAATAAAAAACTATCTAAAACAATAATTGGTTTAGATGGTATTGTTCAACAACCAATAACATTTACTTCTTTATCTTATACTTTAGATGGCAATATAAACTCAACAGAAACACAATTTATTATTAGTGGAATCGGATCTATTCAACCAACTGATGTATTGAAGATAAATGATGAGTTTATGAAAATCGAACAAGTTGGATTTGCGAGTGAAAAAACAGGAATAATAAATGATGCTGATAATGTTGCAGCTGGAATCTCCACTTTATCAGTTGTAAAGGTAAGTAGGGGAGTTTTAGGTGTTTCTGCTTCATCTCATTCAGATAGTGATGTTGTGAGAGTTCATAGAGGATCATTTAATATAGTTGATAGTTCAGTTCACTTTATTGACCCACCGAAGGGCAACAATAGACAAAGAAAATCTGAATCTAATTTACCATTTGTTAGAGCAACGTTTAACGGTAGAACATTCCTAAGACAAAATTACGATACTAATATGTTATTTGATGATATATCAGATAATTTTACAGGTATTGGAAAAACATATACATTAAAAGTTGGTGGTGCTAACACATCTTCTGGTATACAGGAAGGAAATGGTATTTTATTCATTAATGGTATATTCCAAACTCCAAAAACAACTAATAATTCTGGTCATAATTATGAATTTATTGCAGATGCAACAGCAGGTATATCAACTGTTGAGTTTACTGGAATTACCTCTGAAAATGGTTTACCAATAGTTTCAGACTTTGATATTAATCAAAACCAAGTTCCAAGAGGTGGTTTAATTGTATCACTTGGTTCTACACCTGGTTTGGGATATGCTCCTTTACAAGGTGCTAAAGCATCATTATTCAAGAATTCTAATGGTGTTATAACAAGTGTTGTAGGAATAGCGACTACCTCTGGTTTAAATATTGGTATACAAACTGCAGATTATGATCATATTACTGGAATCATCACAGTTACAACAAATAAAGTTCATGGTTTTTCATTAAATAGACCCAATACGGTTCAACTTAAAGATTTAGAATTTAGTTGTACATCTGAACATGCTGGTATAACAACAACTATTTTCCAAGATCATGATAGACCATTATTCCTTGTAGGTATAGTTTCTGAAAGGACATTTGAGGTTGACGCTGGCATATGCACCATACCTCATGTCTATCAAGGTGGTGGTAATGCATTTAAATTCTTTGCTGATAATACATTTGGTTCAGGTTACAGAGGTGGCACTGTATCAATTGGCGTGACTGATATTGCTTATGAGCATCGTTTTACAAGTGCAGGTATAGGTTCAATAAGAAAAGGTAGATTTGACGGAGATCAATATACAGCAACAAACGCAGAATATGAATCACATAGTGGTGTTCTTGTATTAACAATTCCGAATCATAATCTAACCACTAGTGACACAGTAGGTATTGATACAGGAAGTTTAGTATTTAAATGCTCTAAAGACGGATTCTTTGGAAATCATCCATACCCAAGATCACTTTCAATAACAAGTAATCCAAATGGTGATCCTATTGCAGGTCAAATTGTTGCTATAGGTGCAACTACACCTAATTCAATTACAATAAGTGTTGGACCAGGTGGAGGTGGTGGTACAGGAGCAAACATTACTGCAACTGTTGGAGTTGGAGGTACGTTAGCATTTAATATTGTAAGTGGTGGAACTGGTTATGTAAATCCAGAACTCATAATTCCTGAACCAACTTATGAAAATTTACCAGTGGTTGGAGTGTCAAGATTGGGTGTTGGTGCTACCACAGAGACAGGATTGAATTTATTATTAAATGTAGAGGTCGGTGCATCATCTACAAATGTTGGTATTGGATCTACATTATTCGAGATTAATAATTTCAGTATCACAAGACCTGGACATTCATTTAAAGTGGGTGATAAATTTAAACCAGTTGGATTAGTTACTGCTGCTCATTTGTCTCAACCTATTCAAGAATTTGAACTTGAAGTCATTGAAATATTCCGTGATAGATTTTCTGCTTGGCAATTTGGAGAAATTGATTATATTGATAGTATACAAAACTTCCAAGATGGTAGTAAAGTTAGATTCCCGTTATATTTTAACGGTCAAATTTTAAGTTTTGAGAAGGATAATACAGATGCCACCTCTCAACAAATTGACTTAGATGCGGTGTTAATCATTTTTGTCAATGGAGTTTTACAAACACCTAAAGTAAATTATCAATTTGAAGGTGGTTCAACAATATTATTTGATAGTGCTCCCGATCCTGAAGATAAAGTTGATATATTCTTCTATAAGGGAACTGAGGGTGTGGATGTTGAACTTAAAGATATACAGCAAATAGTTGAAATAGGAGATGAATTTAGAGTATTAAGGAATAATCAAATCACAGGTGTCTCTACAACATCAGAGACTAATTCATTGAGATCTCAAACTAATGATAGAGTGTTAAAAGAGGTATTAGGTGCTGATATAATAGAAACAGACATTTATACAGGAATTGGTATTACAGAAAATACACAGAAACCAATTAGATGGGAGAAACAAAAAGTAGATATCATATTAAATGATGTCATAATTCCAAAAACAAGGTCTGTTCTTGAACCACAAATTTATCCTACTGCAAAAATCATAGGTAATTTGACAAATACAACAGGAACATCTTTATCTGATCCTATATTTGTTGATAATGTATCATCTTTCTTCTACGAAAAAGATAGGTATTCTACTAACGATACAACAATTGATGCTTTAATAACATCTGGTAGT